GACATCAGTAGGAATAGTACAAGGTGGGGTCTATGATCTAAGTGATCATCTTCATCGAGGGTACGATAGAACTTATCTTGTCGCGCGTCGTGAAGCTGGTGAATGACATTCCAAGGCATAGTCACTCCTTTAGCTGAGTAGGCATACTTTTGGAGTTCACTTACAGGATAGGTTGATGTGGGGATACGCTTGGGTACCCATGCAATTCCAACTGATCCTGAGAACAGTGGATTTCCTACAACTGTGAAACAGAATAACAGAGATCCAGTGTAACGCTCGTGGAGTGACCCATAGGCACGGATATAGTTGTTTATGTATGGGTTATTACGGATGGCATAGGGTATCTGAGCAATAATGGATCCAGCTGGCAAATCGGCGTTTATTTCAATCTCGGTGTCAGAGTCTAGGAATTGTTGGTGTATCAAAGACTTGATATCGAATTGAATGCCTCCCACAGTTGTCATATCAGGAGCTCCAATTGGGTTGAGTTGGTGTTGTTGTGCTCCAGCGACGCTGGCTATAACATCTTCTCCAGAAGATGTCATAGCGGGTACCTGAGCTGTTGGTTGAGGATTGGGTTGGGAAGGTACTTCAGAAATACTTTGCGCCTGAGCAGCCTGATTCATAGTGGCTGGTTCAATAGGTATGTCGGCATTAGACTTTACCGCCAGGTTTTTCAAAGTTCTCTCCATTCGCTCACTCAGAGCCAGAGAAGCCTGCATGAGTTCGATGCGCTTCTTCTGTATGTATGGGTGATAAGTATCGTTTTCGGAATCTAAGAATTCTTGGTATATAGAAGACTTGGTGTCGAATTGAATACTTCCCACAGTTGTTGGTTGAGGATTGGGTTGGGATGGTAATTCTGCTGCGTCTTGAACCTCGGGTTCAGTTGACATATCTGCGTTTGATTTTACCATTAGGTCTTTCAAGGAATCATCTAGCTCCTCAACTAGTGTTTCCTGCTCCTGCTTGCGTATTTTACTAAGGAGCGCAAGCATCTCCTCTCTTAGGTCACGTCCGGGTGTGTAGATCTTGCCATCACATGTTGTGACGGTTTCTATTGGTCTTTCAAAGGACGCAGTCTTTTTCAGCTCCTCTGCTGCCAATTTCTTAGCAGCTTTCTTGGTGGTAGCTTTACCCTCTGTGGTAAGAAACGCAGTTGGCGTTTCCACTTCGAGGTTACAAATCCACTCACCATCTAGTGGTGTATAGGATTCATCGTAGTGTCCATGTAATTGGTGACGGTTTAGGTAGTCGTTCAACCATGAAGTGGCCATAATGAAATTTTTGTTTGTTTGTTTCGTGTTAGAATTAACAAAATGGATTTTATTTTGATTTATTGGGTTGCCAGTTTCCTGAAAAACTGGCGAATTTTTGAAGCCAAGAACGTACATCTTGAAAAATTCTCTGTACTGGGTGTAGGTGTACATTTCAGGTGTTAGATTGTAATGTCTGATTAATTTCAGGCATCGCGCTCTAATCTCGTTGAAGACTGGTTCTGGATGAAGTGATGCTTCAAACAGTGCAACGCTGACGTTTTGATTTATCTTCTCAGGGGTTTCCTCGGT